TCGGACTGAGTTCTTTTTTCAAGATCATAACCATTTGAATAATAAATCATTGTAGACGCAGCCGTTAATGTAATTCCATAACCACCGGTCGCTGGAGTTCCAACTAGAAAACGAGTTTCATCTTTAGTTTGGAATCGTTCTATATTAGATTGTCTTATTTCATTCGGAGTTAAACCATAATAAGTGACCACGGATTTTTCTCCGTATTTTTCTGTAATCGCTTTTACAATGGTTTGAACATCAAATTGGTAATGAGCCCAGATTACCGCTTTCCCTTCAAGTTCATCTAACACTTCCAACAACTGAGATAATCTATTATTTTTTATAGGTTGAATTGAATCATCATCTGCTTTAAAATGTCCGCACGTTATTTGATGCAAACGCATCAATTGGGTTAATGCAGTCGCAGTCGTTATAACTTTTCCATTCATTTGCGCTAATGCCATTTGTTTCATTTGCCTGTAAACTTTCTGCTGTTCAGGGGTTAACGTAATGATTCTTTTCATGTATGTTTTAGGTGGAAGATCTAAGCAGTCGTCTTTGAGAACACGATAGGAGAAGGGCTTAAGTTTTTCCGACAGTTCTGCAAGGTTTTTATAACCTACAACGAGCTGCACAGATCTTCCGTTAAAATTAGCAGTACGCATAGTGGCGTATCGAGATCGAAACGTATAATAAGAAGAATGCTCCAAGAGATAAGGATCAAGAAACTCACATTGTTTATAAAGATCTAAAGGAGATTTAGTCACAGGGGATCCAGTTAAAATTCGACGGTATTTGGCATGCGTAGCCAAGTTAATAATGCTTTTAGTTCTTTTTGCACCTGGGTTTTTAATCGTAGTGCTCTCATCTACAACCATAAACGTCTCATGACAGCTTAAAAACTTTCTAGCAAATTCCACACCTTTAGTGGTGCTAAAAGCTTCTACATTCATAATAAGAATATGAAGATCTACACCTGTTTTGAATAAAGTATCCAGTCTTTTCTTTTGTTTTTGATTAATTAAGGCTTGCCACAATACAAGTTTGTAACGAATGTGAGTTGGCATATGAATCGGAAATTCTTGAGAATACCACGTTTTATATACTCCCTTAGGAGCTATAATTAAGACTCCATTTATTTTTCCCTTGTCATAAAGCATTGCTAAATTATCGATAGCTACCTTAGTTTTACCAGTACCCATCTCCATAAATAAAGCATAAACTTTTTTCTGCCATGATTTTTCTAAAGCAATAAGCTGATGCCCATAGGGCTTCGTCTTAAATTTATAATGCATAGTCTTCTTTCTTGACAATAGAAGTATATTATCTTATATGGTATGTCAATAGAAAGCTATGGCTAATTTAGATTATAAAGACCTAAAAGAAGGTTCAGACAAAATAGTTTACGTTATTCAGGAAATTCCTGGCACTAAAGAAGGGCGTCCTAAAATTAATATTATGGGAGCTCAAAAATTTGGCAAAATCAAAGTTCTTTTACGAGAAGATTCCCAAATGATTTTTAGTCCTGGTCCAATTATTTTTGAATTGAGAAGATTGTTAAAGGAATATCGTCCTACTGATTATCTTCTCCTTACAGGTGACCCCGCAATTATAGGAGTTGCATGTTCAGTTGTATCTGATATTACTCATGGCAAATATCATTTATTAAAATGGGACCGACAAGAAAGAATGTATTACCCCATTTCAATTAACTTATACGAGAAAGGACAAATAGATGAATAAATTAAATGAAATGATGGAAGAAGACCAATCCCTTGCCATCAAAGAAATAGACAATATAAAAGATCTTTCTGAGGAAGTATTAAAACTTCAACAGTTAGAAAAAAATATTAAAGCAAAAGAACAAGATCTAAAAAGTTTGAAAGAAACAGCTGGAAAAATATCCGGTGAAGTTATTCCCACTATGATGAGTGAAATGGCTTTATCTTCTTTAAAACTAGCAGACGGTTCTTCTGTGGAAGTTAAAAAAATTTATGGTGCTTCTATACCAATAACAAAACGAGAAGCAGCATTTAACTGGCTTCGAAATAACGACCTAGGCGACATCATTAAAAATGAAGTCACCGTTTCCTTTGGTCGTAACGAAGATCTCAAGGCAGTAGAATATGCTGACCTTGCACAAAGTCAGGGCTACCAACCTGCGCAAAAACTAAAGGTAGAACCGATGACTTTAAAAGCATTACTCAGAGAGCGAACTGAAGCAGGTAAAGAGATGCCCTCTGATTTGTTCAACACGTTTGTAGGAAACCAAACAAAAATAAGGAGTAAATAAACATGCCTCAAGAAGCAAGAGACATCACTACTAAGAAACAAGCTGAAGTACCGTCCACTTCATTATTTGAAGCGGATGCGAAGTTGGGTTTAGAGAACATGGACCAAGATGATTTGGCCCTACCATTCCTAAAACTACTTCAAAACAGTTCTGACGAAACGAAGAAAAAACATTCTGCGTATGTCGACGGAGCTGAACCAGGAATGTTCTATAATACAGTTACTAAAAAACTGTACGATGGAGCAAAAGGCATAGAAGTAATTCCATGCTATTACAGACTCACATTTCCTGAGTGGGCACCATTTGAAAGAAAAGAAGGTCGTCCGGCATCACCGGATAGAGGTCCTGAAATTCTTTCTCAAACAAAAAAGGATGCATCGGGAAAAGATGTCCTTCAAAATGGTAACATCATTATTAAAACTGCAAATCATTTTGTCATTATCTTAACGGAGAATGGATCTGATAAAGCATTAATAGCGATGAAATCGACTCAACTTAAAGTGAGTCGTGGATGGAATTCGATGATGAAAAGTATCAGTGAAAAAGGTAAAAATGGTACTTTCAATCCGCCATCTTTTAGTCACATCTATCAGCTACGGTCAGTAGAAATATCAGGAAATTTTACTTGGTATGGTTACGCTGTAAAACTTTTAAGAAAAGTAGATAATGTAGATCTTTATCAGCAAGCTAAAGCTTTCCACACTTCGATAAAAAGTGGACAAGGCAAGGCAGCAGAGAAAGACAACGTAAATTTCTAAGTTTCACCTAGGGTGAATCTAGGGGCGGTAGCGGGAGACTTAAGCCGCCCCACTTAAAGGGATGTATGATAGATGAATTTATAAAACTATTTTCTGGACTCAAAGAAAACTTTGGTAAAGCCGACATGTCCAAAGCGGAGTTTGATAAAGAAAGAAATAAGATCAAGCCCCCCTATGTATGGGCTCAAGAAACAGTCACTCCTTTTCATTACAAACAACATTTAGATGGAACAATATCAATAGGAATTCAACCTTGTACTAAAGATGGAAAAGCATCTTTTGGATGTATTGATGTGGATGCTAAAAATTACAAAGACTTTAACATACCACTCTTACTCTCTTATATAGAGAAATATAAATTACCTCTTGTCCCATGCCGATCAAAAAGTGGAGGTTTACATATTATTTTATTTTTAAAAAAAGCTATAGACGCACAAACTATGCGAGATTCCTTAGCTTCTCTACTTTTACCGCTTGAACTCCCAAGAACTACTGAAATTTATCCTAAACAGGTTGAATTAGAACCTGATGAAAATGGAAACTTGTCCGGAAATTTTATTAATCTTCCTTATCAAAAAGAAAAAGAAACAACTCGTCATGCTCTTAATAAAGACAACGAACCTTTATCTCTAGAACAATTCATTAAAATAGCCAAAGAATTTCAATTAAACCCTGAAGAATTAAACCAACTCGTCACACGATGCGAAGAAGAAGTTTTAAAAGGAGGGGACCCTGAATTTGAAGATGGACCGTGTTGTTTGCAACGACTGTCTAAAACTAAACTAGGAGATGGCAGAGACCGCTTTATGTTTAATTATATGGTATTTGCCAAGAAGAAATATAAAGAAGAGTGGCCCAACAAAGTTAATGAAGCCAATAAATATTTTGCAGATCCTTGGCCTCTTAAAAAAATTAACGACAAAATCAAAGCATGGAGTAAAGAGACAGCAGGACATACTTGTACCGATGAAATTTTGGAACCTAAATGCGTAAAACATGTTTGCGTTAAAAGAAAATTTGGAATTAAATCAGACGTCACCTCTATTTTTCCTCTTATTTCTGGTTTACAAAAAATTATGAGTACGACTCCTAGACTTCGATTCATGGTAGAAAAACCAGATGGTAAACCACTTGGGTGTGAAGCTTCTAGTCCAGATATTTTTACAACTCAAAAGAAACTTTTAGATTTAATTTGGTTACAAGCCCATTTTTATCCTGATCCATTATCTCCTAAAGAATTTAGAGCTTTTCTTAATCAAGTAACAAAAGATTGTGTCACTATTTATCCTGCTGCAGGAACCGATATTAAAGATCAATTGTATCAACATCTTTACACGTACTGTGTTAATTCAACCCAAGCTAAAACAAAAAGCGATATTAGAGGAGGACTCTGTTGGACTGAAGGAGGATTTCATTATTTTATTTTTTCTTCTTTCTTTGAAACCTTACCTACTAAATGGAAATTGGATTCTCGAGATACAGGAATTATTATGAAACAAGAATTAGGGGTGGAAGATGATGTTTCTTATAACATAAATAATAAAACTCAAAAAGT